TCTATCTCTGCTGCCATTTGTTCTTTATTAGCCGATTGTTCGACCGCACTAAGGCGGTCATAGGCCTGCTTGATTGCGCGAATTTCCAGCGCGCATTGCTCAACCTTAAATTCTGCCAATTTCTTCTTGGCCACATTACGGAGTCGGTGCCGCTTTTCTAGGCACTGCGACACCCTACAACCACTAACCCCAAACAAAGGGGCTATCTGTTGGTATTGCAGCCCCATTCCGCGCAGCTTGGCCATTTGTGTGTCGCGCCAAAGCGTGGCAGGGGACTTAATCATCAGTCAGCCACCGCCGAAACATTGATGCGGACAACGCTATGCGTCCCGTCGAACTCGCGCAGTTCCACAATCAGGACCTGCCCGTCGTCCACGATGGCAGCGTCATAGAACCGGGGCCAAGTCTCTTGCCGCGTAGGGTCTTCCTTGCGCGGCTCGACAATCACGCCGCCATCCCCGCCTGAAGGCCAGACCGGACAGCATCAAGGCCCACCTTGGCCTGTGTCGCCTCGGCATCGGCCAGGTTCTTTGCCGTCTCGCTCTGCGTCTTTTCAATCTCGGCCTGCCCTGCGGCCATCTGCATTTGCGCCGCCTGTTCCGCCATCGGATTGGGCTGGTTGAGCATTTCCAGCAGCTTTTCCTTGTTGCGCAGGCTGGACGCCTCGATCAGCACGGCAGGCGGTATCTGAATGCCATTGCCCGCCATCTTCAGCATCTGGTCAAACTGTTCCGCAGCAACGGTCGGGGTGTCGATCCCCTCGTCAATGATGATGTCAACGTCCATTTCAGAGACGTTGTTCTCAACGCCCACCACCATCTGTGCGCGCGGGTCCATGGCAAAAGCCTGCAACTGCTGGACCGCCTGCGGATCGGCTTGTTCAAGGTTGCCCTTTTCAATGCCCATCTGCTTGGCCATGGCCTGAATGGCCGTCACCGGGCGATTGATCCCGACAAAGCGCACATTCAGGTCGTTGTCCGTCACACGAACCCAGCGTTCTTCCTTCCAGAACTGGCGGATGCGCGCCCAAACCGAACGATAGACCGCAATCGACAAGACTCGGATCGTGTCCAGATAGCTGGCCATTTCCACCATGCCGCCCTGTTGCTGGGCCAGGAGAGCCCGGCCAGACATGGAGGCTTCGTTCTTGCCAGCAAGGGCCGCATTGGCTCCCAACAGGTCAATTTCGGTCTTGGCTTCCTGCAACAGTTGGAAGTTTGCCGCAGCCATGTCATTGGTCGGCAGAATTTCAACGTCACCCGCTTCCCCGATGATTACAGCATCAGGCCGGGCAAATTCCTTGCGGACCTCATTCGGGTCAATCGCCACATTGGGCGAAACACGAATTTGCCGCTGCGTGATAAGCGCAAGGCCCTTGGAGCGGCGCTTGTTGATCTCGTCCTGCGGGCCAATCATCGTGCGCACTTCGCCGTAGCGGTTGTTGTCACGATCAATGTAGAGGCTTACCGCCTTGATCGGGCATTCCGGCTGATCGTCGTCACCGATGTAAGGGCTGTCCTGCGGCTCCACGACAAAGCCGCCTTTGGTGAAGATGCAGAACCGCCACGTATCACCCTCGCGGTAATAGTGTTCGCAGAGCCTTACCCGGCGGCGCTTGTAGTCCGCCCAAAGGTTCCACTTGGGCCGGTCGTCGTATGTTTCGCTGTCGCGCGATTGCTTCCAGGTGCTTTCAAGGGCTTCCTGCGCATCCGGGTAAGCGGCAACCGCATCGTCAAGGTCCATCCAGACGACAACGCCCATGAACTTGGCATCGGCAAAGTCGAACTCGCCCGAATGCGGATCGTAATAGAACCGATCCCATGCGATGCGGCGAATGTCCGGGTCAATGCCGTCCTTCGTCTGCGTCACCCCGACCATGACAGCGCAGGTGCCTTCGATGGCCAGTTCCTTTGCTGCCTGGGATCGCTTGTCATCCCAGCGTGAACGGTCGCAGACAAAGCGGATGGCATCAGTTGCAGCCCGCGCCGCGTCCTCGTCGTCAGGATTGCGCGGGAACGCCTTGGGGTCTTTGCGGGACTGCTTCTCAAGGCCGGTCATGGAATTGACCTTGCGCTTGATGCGGTTGAACGTGACAGCCGGTTGCCCGCGCTTTTCCAGCGCCGCCTTCTCGTCCGCCGTCCACTGCTTTTCGTCGTAGTAGTCACGGTCGCGCTCGGCCAGCTTGCGGCTTTCCTGCGTGGCGTCTTCCGCTGCCTCGAAGTCGCGGACGAACTGCGTCAGTTCAGGGGACGCTACAGCGTTTTCCAATTCGCGCCTCCTTCGTCTCGCTTGCGGCTCCACCGATCACGCGGCGGGGCTTCAGGACGCGGGCGAACTATCGCCGGGTGCGCCTGGTCTATTGCCCGCCCGATCAGGCTTGCCGTGTCCACATCGTCGTCATGCTTGCCAGCAGGGAAAACGAGAAACTCGCTTATGTCCGCGCCGGGTTCAAAGAATACCCTGCCTGTTGCAGCCATGGCCTGAAATGACCTCGCCCGCGTCGGCTTGTCAGCTACCGAAGGCAGCCATTCCAAGCGGCAATGCACGTTCCTTTCGCGCATCCGCCGCTTCAACATTGGTTCAATAGCCTTCTGGATTACGCCGCCTTCACCAAACCAGCAGAGCGGCTTGTATTTGGCGATCAGGTCCAGCTTGCGTTCAATCCATTCGTCTGATGTTGTCTGGCCGCGCCAACCGCCGACGCGGTAAACATCACCCTTGCCATCAACACCCCAAACCCGATGCACCGTGTAGTCACCAGCCCCGTCCGTCACGGCATAGTCGGATGTGCCATAGTATCGGACGTCAGGAACCCGGCTCCATGTGTTGAACCATTCCCGCCGGAAGAACGTGCCTTCGTCTGGCTGGGGCTTCTGCTGATACAAGGCCGACCATTCACGCGGGCCGATGGTGGACTTGATCCGCTCTAACGCCGCCTCATCATACCATTCCGGCCAGAGCGCCTTGCCCTCCGCATCCAGCGCAGGAAGTTCCAGCACTTCCCATTGATTGCCTTCTTGCTCAAGGATGCGCCCCGCAAGGTCATCCTCGTGCCAACGGGTCTGGATCAGGACAATCGCCCCGCCCGGCATCAGGCGTGTGTAAAGCGTGGAGCGATACCAGTCCCAAACCAGTTCCCTCCGGCGTTCGCTGTCCGCTTCCTCGCGATCCTTGAACGGGTCATCAATCAACGCAATGTGCGCACCGCGCCCCGTTACCGCCGTGCCAACGCCCGCAGCGACATAAGCGCCGCCATGGTTGGTATTCATCCGGTTTGCCGCCTGGCTATCCGGTGCCAGCGTCACCTCAGGAAACACCTGCCGAAATTCAGGCTCGGCAACGAGGTTGCGAACATTCCGACCAAAATCATTGGCCAAGTCGCTATTGTAGCTGGCCGCGATAATCTGCCGCTTGGGATTGCGGCCAAGGCACCATGCCGGGAAACGCTTTGAGGCCAATTCCGATTTGCCGTGGCGCGGCGGCATGAAAATCATCAGGCGGTCAATCTCGCCCCGTTCTACCGCTTCCAACTTGGCCGCGATCCGCTCGTGATGCCCTGCCCGCGTGTAAAGCGGGTTGGTGAACTCAGTGAAGCGAAGAAGCGACCGCCTCGCCAGTGTCGCCCGGACCTCGTTCAGATTTGGCAAGGATGGCTTCGAGCTGCTCAAGCTCGCCAGTGCTAAGTCTGTCGAGGTCATGCTTGTGCGTCACCGTGCTTTCGCTCTTGACCGTCACCTTGTCCGAATAGCGCTGCGACCATTTGCCGATCAGGCGAATACGCGTATCGACCATGATCCGCTTGTGCGCCGGGTCCAACGTCTCGTCGTCTGCAATACGCAAGCAGTCATCAGCCAAGGCATCGCAGCCCAATTCCCGCGCGTGCGCGGAATGCGCCATAGCTGCCTCATCCTTAGCCAGCCATCGCCTTACACTGCTTTCAGCCAAGCCCATGGAACGACAGATGGAGCGCAGGCTTTCCCCTTCTGCAAGGCGGTCACAGATGCCTTCCAGTTCTTCGGGGCTGAGCGCCATTAGACCACCCTTTGAAACTTCACCCCGCACGCGATCTTTAACCGCGCGCTGTTCGCCTGATGCTGTGGCCGGTGTCCGGTGCGGGGATGGTGCGGCAGTGCCGGACCAAACTTTTTTCAACCTAACTGCATTTTCCTATAGACAGGAACATTGTTCCGCTATAGAAGGGGTCCATCAACAGGGGCAATGCCCCGCCTGACGAGGAGAAACGAAATGACTACTTACACCATCGAAAAGACCGGCCTTCACGCAAGCCGCCCTTGGCAAGTTTTCGCTCACTGCACCGGCCTTGCCCAGCCCGCCCCCTGCGGATCGTTCAAAACCAAGCGCGCCGCTCAAAACGAAGTGCTGTCACGTGCGGGGCGATAAGGCTCCGCATTGGTTTGCAGTTACCCGCTTGGCTGACAACAGGCTAAGCGGGTTAATGCGCGAAATAGCAGAACTAATCGACTCTGAAACAAACCCCAACACCCTGAGCGATTTGCGCATATCGCTACAAACCCTTGCGAGTGGCGCACACGTTAAAGCCCACTCACTTAGCAAAGGACGCCGCCGTTGACCACCACCGAACTTATCGCAATCCGCAAGCGGGCCGGGCTTTCACAGTCTGGCCTTGCCGCTTTGCTCAGGCTGTCCGATCAGCGCACCATCAGGCATTGGGAAAA